ATGGCGGCTTTTGGTCATGCCGTACCAAGGTCGAAGCACGACGACGGGCGGCTTGCACATCCCAGAAGAAGTCCGAGACCGGGAAGCTCTGGCTACCGTGGTTGCGTACGTTCTCAAGGTCGGCCCTTTGGCTTACCAAGATGAGGACAAGTTTGGCCCTGACCGGAGCCCTTGGTGCAAGACTGGAGACTGGGTTTGCATTGGTAGGTACTCCGGCTCCCGGTTTAAGATCGACGGAGGGGAAGTGCGGATCATCAATGACGACGAAGTCATTGCATCGATCCTAGACCCCGATGATATCAAGCATGTCTGAGGAGGCGAGAATGTCTGAAGAAAACGAAGACCTCGGCCAAGAGGTCGAGATTGATGCCCCCGAGGCGTCTGAACCGGAAACCGCGCAGGCCAGTGATCCGCCACGAGAAGAGGACTCTGGTGAGTCGAAAGAGACGGAGCTTGAGAACTACAGCAAGAACGTCCAGACCCGGATCAAGAAGCTGACGGAAAAGTACCGCAAAGAAGAGCGGGATCGTCAGGAGGCTGTTCGTGTTGCGCAGCAGCTTCTTGAAGAAAACCAGAAGCTGAAGGGCCGTGTGACCCAACTCGATAGCGGGTACCTCGACCAGTACGGCGCACGAGCCGAGGCACAGGTGGCCTCGGCACGACAAGCGTACCGCGATGCTTACGAGGCGGGGGATGCTGACAAAGTTGTAGCCGCACAGGAAGCTTTGTCGCGCGCCGTCGCTGACCAAGATCGGTACAACCTCGCTAAGTCACGAGCAGAGCGCCAGCAGCAAGACAGCCAGCGCTTACAGCAGCAGCCACGTGGTCAAGACCCGTATCAAAGCTACCAGCCCCAACAGGTGCAACCAGCCCCTGTTGACCCTAAAGCGCAGGGTTGGGCGGAGAAAAACACGTGGTTTGGTCAGGACGAGGTCATGACTTACGCGGCGTTTGGGATCCACCGCAAGCTGGTTGAGGACGAAGGCTTTGACCCGCAGAGCGAAGAGTACTATAGTGAGGTTGATCGGCGAATGAGGGCGGAGTTTCCGCAGAAGTTCAAGGCCGAACGTAAAACGGGTGGGGCTCAAGTCGCTTCTGCGAGCTCCTCTGCATCCCGTTCAACCAAGCAGGGGCGTCGGAGTGTTAAGCTTTCGCCATCGCAGATTGCTATTGCCCGTAAACTGAACGTTCCTCTCGAGGAATACGCGAAATACGTGAAGGAGTAATTGAGATGGTTGAGACAAAACGTACGCCCCGTTCAAACCAAACGCGCGAAGCAAACGCGCGCCGGAAGCCTTGGGCCCCGCCCAGTCGGCTTCAAGCACCGCCTCCTCCCGAGGGGTTTGTGCACCGCTGGATTCGGATTGCCATGCGGAACGAAGAGGACAAGACCAACGCTTTTGCAAAGATGCAAGAGGGCTGGGAACCTGTTCGGGCTGATGAGTACCCCGACTTCATTGCACCGACCATCGAGGAAGGTCGCTACGCTGGAATTATTGGCAACGGCGGATTAATGCTGTGCCGAATCCCTGTCGAGACCGCACAAGAAAGATCCGCGTATTACGGGACCCGGACCCGCGAACAGATGCAGTCAGTCGATCAGGACTTGATGAAGGATGCACATCCTTCGATGCCGATTCATCGTGAACGGCAGAGTCGTGTCACCTTCGGAGGCCGCGATGGCGGATCCGAATAACTGATGGAGCTATACCATGGCTAACACCAATGGTTCGTTCGGTCTTCGTCCCGTCGGGACAGTAGGCCAGAATGGAAACACCGGTGGTCTGACCGAGTATCGCATCGCGTCTGACAACTCCAACAAGATGTATCAGGGTTCGCCTGTTATCCCGCTCGCAGCCGGTGTCATTGACATCGTCGGCGCTGCGGCTGGCGGCACTGTTGGTCTGCTTGGTGTTTTCTGGGGCTGCGAATACGTGTCGTCAACCACAGGCAAAAAAGTCTGGTCGAACACGTGGCCGGGTGCGGGTGCAAACTCGACCTATCCGGTCAAGGCGTTCGTCTATGACGATCCGATGCAGGTCTTCGTGATTGCAACCTCCAACGTGGTGGCTGCAGCAAACACGGAAGCAGAGATTCGTGCTGCGGTCTTCGCCAATGCGAACTTTGCGGACGGCGACACCGGCGACGATACTACCGGTTTGTCGGATGCCACGCTGGACCTCAACACCATCGCCACCACCAACACGCTGAACCTGCGTATCATGGGTATCCAAGAAGATCCCGAGAACGCAGACTTCACCGCTGCTGGTATCCCCGTGCTTGTTCGCTTGAACAACCACTTCAACTCGCCGAATGGTGCCATCGCTGGTGGTACTGTATCGACGACCGGCGTGTAAGGAGGGCTGACTGATGGCAATCTCGCGCGCACAGCTTGCGAAAGAATTAGAACCGGGCCTCAACGCCCTGTTCGGCATGGAGTACGGCCGGTACGAAAACCAGCACTCCGAGATCTACACCACCGAATCCTCGGACCGCGCGTTCGAAGAAGAGGTGATGCTCGGTGGGTTTGGTGCAGCACCGACCAAGTCGGAAGGTTCTGCGATCTCGTTCGACGACGCGAACGAGGCGTACACCGCCCGGTACAACCACGAGACCGTTGCACTGGCATTCTCGATCACCGAGGAAGCCGTTGAGGACAATCTGTACGACCGCCTTGGCAGTCGCTACACGAAGGCCCTCGCACGTTCGATGGCTCACTCCAAGCAGGTCAAAGCGGCCGCCGTCCTGAACAATGCGTTCACGGCTGGTGCGTCTGCAGGCGGTGACGGTAAGGCCTTGGCCGCAACCGACCACCCGCTCCTGTCTGGTGGCACGTTCTCGAACCGTCCGACCGTAGCGTCGGACCTCAACGAAACTTCGCTGGAAGATGCTCTCATCTCCATCGCCGGTTTTGTTGACGAGCGTGGTCTCAAGGTCGCCCTCCGCGGCACGAAGCTCATCATCCCGCGTCAGCTGCAGTTTGTAGCCGAGCGCCTGATGGTTTCGAACCTCCGCGTTGGTACCGCCGACAACGACGTGAACGCACTCAAGTCCATGGGCATGCTGCCCGAGGGCTACGCAGTGAACGACTTCCTCACGGACCCCGATGCGTGGTTTGTGAAGACGGACGCCCCCCGCGGGTTCGTTCACTTCGAGCGTATTCGCATGTCGACTGGCATGGAGAACGACTTCGACACGGGCAACATGCGCTTCAAGGCGCGTGAACGCTACAGCTTCGGCTTCAGCGACCCCCGCGCCGTCTTCGCCTCCCCCGGCGCAGACTAATCTTCAGGGAATTCCTGACGGCTGGAAGGGGCGGCTTCGGTCGCCCCTTTCTTTTTGTCTTGAGCTCCTGTACGATAAGGCATCCCTGACAGCGATCCCCGCTGACACTTGCCACGACAGGAGATTGACATGGCAAACACGACCTTCAATGGCCCCGTTCGTTCTGAGAACGGTTTCCAGACAGTTACCAAAGACGCGACAACTGGCGCAATCACCGTCGGCACGACCGTCGGGTCCGACGTCACCGTTGGTAACGACGTCACCGTTGGTAACGACCTCACCGTGACCGGCGACCTTGATGCTCAAGGTACCGCGAACGTCATCGTCATCCCGACGTCTGATCCCGGTGTTGCAGGTGCGATCTGGAACAACGCAGGCACCCTTTCCGTCTCGGCTGGCTAAGGAGGCCTGACGCATGTCTCGCTCCGACATCAAAAGCAAGCGTCTGACAGGAACCGGCGCTGTCGGGGTGGGCCGCGCCCGCATCCGCCAGCTTCAGGTTCTTGTGTCAGACGTGGGCGCTGGACGCCTGACCATCACCGACGGAAACGGCGGTGCGACGATTCTCGACTTGGATTTCAAGTCCGACGACACGCACTCCGTCAACATTCCGTCGGACGGTGTTCTGTCCACACAAGACCCGTACATCTCCGCTGCAACGAACGTCACTGCGTTGACGGTCTTTTACAGCTGAGGCAGCTATGGCTCACGAAATCCGATCCATAACGCAGGTCGGCACATCTGAGCCGTTTGAGCTTCAGGTGTCCCGGAACCAGATTCCGGGACACCGTTTCGTTCATCGGATGGCTGCTGTCCCCTCGATGTCTGTCAACACGACGGGCACTGTCTGGGACGTGGACGACACTTTGTATCCGTGGTCTGCGTGGGACACCCCCGGCACATTGTCTCTGACAAGAGCAAGCGGAGACGACGCGGGTAAGAACGTGATTATCTATGGTCTCGACGCGCTGTACAACGAGATCACTGAGTACGTCACCCTTACAGACCCTTCGGGCAACACGACCACCAACACCTTTGCACGGGTTTTGTCCGTACGCATGAACGGCGCAGCCGTTAACGTCGGCGCGGTCACGGTGCTGCGAGGCGCGACGACTGTCGCAAAAGTAAACGCAGGCGTAGGACAGTCCCTGATGGGCGTCTACACTGTACCGGCGGGCTACACGGCGCATCTCTATCAGGGGGTCATGACGATCCAGACCGGAGGGGACGCCACCGGGTTCTTTGAGTACCGTGCTCCGGGCGACCGTTTCGTCATTGGCCACACCTTTGAGGTTGCAAGCTCGGAGTACCACTACGGCTTCACTTGCCCGCTGGCGCTCTTAGAAAAATCCGACATTGATGTCCGTGCGGCTGTTCGAACGAACAACTCTCGGGTGACGGCTGCGTACGACATGATCCTCATCAAGAACGGAGGTCCCCTCTAATGGCGAAGAAGCCCAAGACCCCCGCCTCGAAGAAGTACGCCGACGGCACGACGTATAAGGACAGCAGCGGTAAAACCCGCCGCAGGGTCTCGAGTCCCGGTACAAAGCGCGGTGATGCGTATTGCGCACGCACCGTATCGCAGAAACGCACCCCCAAGGTGAAGGTTCGCCGGAAGGCATGGGGATGCAAAGGCCAAAAGAGCGTGGGATGATGCCATGGGAAACGTTACCTTGACCCCTGAAGAACTCGAGGCGATGCTGGATCGTTCTGCGAAGCGCGGTGCGAGAGCCGCGCTTGAAGAGTTGGGACTCCATGACGAGACCGCCGCAAAAGACATCGAAGACATCCGGGAACTACTCGCCTCGTGGAGGGAGACCCGGAAGGCGATTTGGTCGACAGTGGTCAAGATAGCGACGGCCGGTGTACTGACGTTCATCGCGGGGGCAGTCTGGCTGTCGATCCGCAACAACATTTCGGGACAATGACCATGAACCGTGGTAGCATGGCCAAGCAGATAACGGAGGCTCCGATGGCAAGCTGTAAGTCTAAGCGCATGAAAAGTGGTGGCTCGGTTAAGACCGGGTACAAGAAGGGCGGCTCTGTAAAGGGCTACCGCAAGGGCGGCTCGGTCGACCAGACCCAGTGCAGCCCCCGCAAGCGCATGGCGATGGGCGGCGGCAATGGCTAAGCGTCCGGGTTTGTACGCCAACATCCACGCTAAACGGCGGCGCATTGCCGAGGGCTCTGGTGAGCGGATGCGCGAACCCGGATCCAAGGGCGCGCCCTCCGAGAAGGCCTTCCGCGAGTCCGCAAAGACGGCCAAGAAGGGCTACAAGAACGGCGGATGCGTCATGTCTGGGCGCGGTCCAAAGTATAAAGGCAGCATGTAATGGCAACCTCTGGTTCGCGAGACTTCAACCTTGATGTCGCTGAGATTATCGAGGAAGCGTATGAGCGGTGCGGGCTTGAGTCTCGCACCGGCTACGATCTGCGTACAGCGCGGCGCTCGTTGAATCTGATGTTCGCGGACTGGGCCAATCGTGGCCTGAACTTGTGGACGGTCACCGAGGCGACACAGGCCCTTACTGCAGGCACCAGCACGTACACGCTGGGCGCTGACGTCGTCGACATACTCGACATGTCTTTGCGCCGGAACAACACGGACTACGAGCTAAACCGGATCAGTCGCGGAGAGTACCTGAACTTCCCCGACAAGACGTCCACGGGACGGCCGAGCCAGTTTTTCTTCGACCGTCAGATCCAGCCCGAGATTGTTTTGTGGCAGACGCCCGACAGTTCGGCCGACACGTTGGTATATTACTATATCCGCCGCATCGAAGACGTGGACAGCATGACCAACAACGCGGCCGTCCCCTTCCGCTTCCTGCCGTGCGTGGTTTCGGGCTTGGCTTATCACCTAGCGGTGAAGCGCGCCCCGGATCGTATCCCTCTGCTCAAAGGCTTGTATGAGGAAGATTTCCTCATGGCTTCGACGGAAGACATTGACCGCGTGCCGCTGCGCTTGGTTCCCGGAACGAGGTGACCTATGGCCTTTGCATCCGGAAAGAACTCTTGGGGCATATCTGATCGATCCGGCTTTCGCTATCGCCTCCGCGACATGAAGAAGGAGTGGACAGGCGCGCTTGTTGGTAAAGACGAGTTTGAGCCCAAGC